CAGTAAGTGCCAAGTTTCTTGTAACTTCAGCCGTTGCTGGAATGTAGATTTGTGTATTGTTTACACTATCTCTTGTTAATACCCAAGGGTAATATGTTGCGGTATAGTTTGAGTCAATCCCTGTTTCTTCCAAGTTGTCAACAGCTTCTTGAGGGTAAATTAATCCGTCAGTACCAGTTGTTGTTGGTAAGAATAAGTTATAATCAGGACTAGTTGTGATATATAAAGAGTCAGCTCTTTCGTACTCAATCATATCAATTGTAGCCTCAACTAAATCGCTATTATTTACATAGTCTATACCTGGAGTTGCAAATACGTTGATATTAACAGCTTCTGGGTTTGCAAATGTTCTAACACCTAATAAATAAGCATAGTAATCTGTATTTCCATAGTCTCTTGTTCCATCGCCAACAGAAATTTGTTTAAACGCACCCCATCCAGTTGCGGTTGGATATCTGTCAGTTGCACAAGCACCATTTAAGAATCCAGTACGTCCAAGTACATATCTATCACCATTTGTTCTATATTCTCTATAAATGTCCCATCCGTCAAAACCGCCTTGAACAAACAAAGTATATTTTCTTGAGAACAATCTATAGTAAGGACTAGTATCATTTGTAGGTTCAGTTGAGAATGTTGCGTCACCAACAAAGAATCTAGGGTCGCCACTACTTACAAAGTTTCCATTGATTGTAATACCAGAAGCATTCTTATCCATATGGAAACCTCTAGTTTTATAATTCCAATTAGAACCATCTAAATCACAAGACGTTAATGGGTTTTGTTTTCCAACATACTCAAAGAAATCAGAATCATAGCCTAATTGATTTGAAAACCCTAAATAAGTACGTCTTACATTATCACCAGAACTCAAAGTTGTGTTGTCACCACCTGTTGATAAACCAAACGGTGGATTCCAAATAACTTCACCTGGGAAATTATATTTTGTTTTATAAATTGGGTATGGTGGTTTAGCACCAGCATACTCTCTAAATGTATACCCATCAAAACCACAAGGAAGTGCATCAACTGGTGCGTCCTCATTCATTTCAACCATAATAAATTTAGAGTTTAATTGATATTCACCATCTAAAGTACCAATCTTTTTAGCAACAAAGTTGTTTTGTGATGGATCCATAGAACAGTTTGTGAATTTTTCTAAAACTGTAGGGTTAGCGTCCGAATCAAAATAATCTCTAACCAACACGCTAAAAGTTCCGTTAGCAAAAGAAATATCAAAAATTGAAACTTTAACATTTGTATTTGCAGAATTACCATCGGCAACGGTATAGAATTTAAACAAATCAAAAACTTTATTACCACGAAGTTCTGAAACAACCCAAGGAGATGATGGTGTTTGGTATCTATCCAAGTACCAACCAATTGAAGTTGTACTTTCAGATTGTGCCGAGTCAAGTGCGATTAAGTCTGAACTTAAACCTCTAATATATCCTTTTTTGTAAGCATAGTTTAAAAACGCTTGGAATCTTTCCTCTAGGAATAATGGAACGGTTGCTTTAGGTTTTGCAAAGTTGGAAGTTCCAAATACTTTAGAAACATATTCAGCATCACTAGTACTAAAAGAAGTTTCAAAAGAAAAATTAACACCACCTGAATTTGTTGCATTTACAAGGAATGTTGCGTATGGGTCTTTAGTTACGGCTGAATAAGCACCAGTCATAGTTAAAGAAACATCTGTAAGACCTGTTACCTCATATGTTGGTACATTACTATCGGCGTAAGTTGCAATACCTCTTGATCTTAAAGTTGCAACAACAACATCATCATAATCTGTAAACGTATTTCCAGTATAATAATAAATTTTACCAACAACACTTCCAGAATAACATAAGTTATTATCTGGTGGAACAGGGGTAACTGTTGGAGTTGGAACGATAGGTTCACAAATAAAATCATATTCAAAAGTAATACTATTTGGGTCTAAAATAAGAGGGTCACTTGAAACTAAATTACTAATGCTAGCCATACCATTTAATCTTCCGTAATCCTCATCTGGTAATGTTACATAAGAACAACCAGAAATAGCACCATCTAAAATTGTAACAGAGTCACTAAACACTATCGGTAAACCACTAGACACACCTAAAGTAACGTCAAACGTTAATGTAATATCACTTGGGACTGGAGTTAAACCAATCAAGCAAAACTCAACAACAACTGAACCTGGGGCAATTCTAGCACTTAAAAGAAATGAACCTGGTGCTTGTGAACTTGTTAATGTTAAAACATTAGATAAAGGACCAACTAAACTAGTGGGTGTTATTGACTGAACTCCTTGTACAATAGACCAAAAAGAGTATCCAGTATAATTACCATTTCCAGTTGGGTCAAATAAAGCATAAAACCAAGGATCGTTTGCTGAATTACTTAAAGTATTTGCGGTAAAAACAACATTTGGAACATCAAAGAAGTTTGTTTGTGCTGTAAACCCTAATGTCGTTACACCAGAATAATCCGTCCCATCAACACTACCAAAAATTGAAATGTATTCATCTTCGGCCATTGTTGGGTCAGCGTCTGTAATAACGTTAAAAATTAAATCTTTAATTCCTTCATTTAATGTAACTGATGAACCATCAAATTGTTGATTTTGTTCATCTATAATATTTTGAATTACAGTCGGAAAAAAACTTTCATAAACTATAGTATCTTGTGATTCAGTACAACCAGTAAAGTTTACAACAAAATCTGAAGTATAAGCTGAAGTACAATTAAAATCACAAAGGAATGTTTCGCCGCTTAAACACCAAACATCTATTGTTGCCGGATCAACATTTGCGACTGTTTTAATAGACCAAGAAGGTCCTGCGTCATAACCAGACAAACCTAGAATTCTAGTAACAAATAATTGATTTGATTGTTGTAAGTAAGATTTTGCAATATATGCCGCTTCATACTTAGGTATTTGTGTGTTAATAAATTTAGTTGGGGATGTACCACCAAAATATGTTTGAAATTCATCAAAGTTTCTTACAAAAATTGGTTCGAATGCTGGACCTTTTAAAGTCTCACCAACAACCCCAAGAGTTGTAACGCCAACACTTTGTGCTACAAAGCTTAAATCTACCTCTGAAGTATAAACACCTGGTGATACGAATACTTTACTGTTAGTTGCCATTTTTTTCTATTGTTTTATTTTTTTATTTTTTATTATAAATATTATGTTTTTTCGTAAAAACTTTACTTAAAAAAAAGTATTTATATTTTGGTATGATTTTATTCTACCTTTTTTCTACCTATGAGTAATGATATTAAAAAGATAAAAAATTTGAAGATAGCCGTTGAAGTTCACGGGGTTTTAAAGAAGTATTGCGATAAACGAGGAATCAAAATGTATAAGTTTCTTGAAAACCTAATTTTGGAAAAATGTAAGGAAAAAAGGGATATATACGGTGAAGATTAGATTACGTTTTGTTGGAATACTAATTTAGCACTTTCTGTTACATCATTCTTCACAATGTCTATTTTTAAAATGTCGTTAGTATTAATTTGTATTTCAGAAAGATTTGTTCCGTAAAAGTCACCGTTTATAAAAACAGAGTAATCGCCAACATTTTGAGAATTAATCAATAACAAATCAACAGTATATTCCATTTCAATAGAAGACTCTATTTGAGTAGACGTAAAATCAAAAACCAATTCAGATGGTTTATTATTTTTTCTACGATTCCCTCTTTTTGTACTAGCAGTATCTGTTTCATAAATTTGGAAAATTCTATTGATTGCTGGTTGTACCTCAAACTCATCTTCATCAATTAAAAACCCCATCATAGTGAATTCATATTTCTGAATGTAATATTTTCTTTTTTCCAAATCTAAAACCGATTCATCACTATTACTATCAAATTTTATTGGTATATAGTGACCTTTTATCATTTGATAAGATTGTAATGATGAAAACTTTGTTAACACAATTTGATTGAACTTGTTAAGTTCTCTCATTCGGTTACAAAGAATTGCAACAGTAAATTTTATATCAACGGGAACTGGTTGTGGTATTTTGTATATATCCATACCGTGTCTTTGTCCGTCCCACGTTGGTACTTTAGCGTAAAAATATAAACGTCTATTAGGTATATTATAAATTACGGCTGGATTGTTACCATATTTAACCTCCGGATTTCTAATAACAGTAATAAATGGGGGCTCAACGTTCTTATCAATATTTTGAAAGTCCCAGGTTTCTAAAAACTGTGACCAGTTTTGAGTCGTAACCAAAATATCAACCATAGGAATTGTCTTACCCTCAACAACGGTTTTTAATTCATCACGAACAAAATCTAAAAACCCTCTATCTAAATCGGCATGTAAAATAGATTTAGGAAGATATGTACCATCTTCGGCAATCATATCGGCCAATTCGTGTCTTCTAGGTAATAAAGTTTTTTCCCTAGTTAACGGTATATCTTTTTTAATTTTTTTTGGTAAACCCATTTTATAATCCTTTAAATTCATTTGGTCCTACTGGAGCTGCAATAATAGTCCTATAGAATGGTTTATAGCCTTTATATGTGTGTTTAAAATCTGAAGTAACCCTACCGTCATTAACAACAGAATAATATCTTACAAAATTCTCACTATCGTAATACCCAATATAGTCACCGAAAGATATATCAATGTTTAAATCATCCAAAGTTTTATTATAAACAGAGATTGTAATATTCCCAGGCTCAAACTGATCAATTTTAGTTGTTCCCAAAAATTTATTTTCTGGTGCCGCAATTTGTACAAAAGCGTTAAACTCAATTGGTGGAAAAAACTTGACACCATCTTCTAAAGTTTCTCCATAAACATCGTCAGTTTTAATTTTTGTTCTATCAATTCTATATAAAACACAAGTGAAATTTAAATCACCAACTAACCATTCTTGACCCATATCAACTTCTAATCTAAAGTCGTCTTCACCAAAAAATTTACCAAGTCTTGTTATCGGAACTTTATTTGTCATAAGTCTTTTCTTGATAAATATTGATTTTATTATTATTTTTAATTATAACTAGGAATTTTGGAAACTCAAAAACAAATTATCGAACACAAAGCACTTGATTTACTAGACTCATATAGTGGGGGTAATAACCATATTCTTTATATGAAATCTAAAAAAGAAACAAATAAAAAATTCTACCCAACAAGAACTCAAGCTGAATATATAATCTCTTATTACAATACAAAACCAAAAGTTGCTCGTAAGTGGGTTGAGTTAGACCCTTACTTTGCTAAAAAGTTCGCAGAAGAACGATACTTGTTTGAAACACCAGAAAAGGTTTATATAGAAAAACTACTTGTTGAAAAGGACAAGTCGTATCATATCTGGGGTAAATTTTTTGAAAAAGACCGTTTGTCTGAATTTTGGGTTCCTAAGTCGTCCTTAATTAAATCACAAACAGTAGATGAGGTTAATATTGATTATTCTAAATATGACCACAGACCACCACTATCTCATCAAAAAGAAGCAATTGAAAAACTTGTTGGGTCAAAAAGATTTATTTTGGCTGACGATATGGGACTCGGAAAAACGACTTCCACAATTATTGCGGCTCTTGAGACTGGTGCTAAAAAAATATTAATTGTATGTCCCGCGTCACTTAAAATAAATTGGGAAAGAGAAATTGCAAATTATTCAGATAGAACCTGTTATATTGCAGAAGGTAAGAAATTCTCAACTGAAGCTGATTTTGTTATTGTTAACTATGATATATTAAAAAACTTTCATAATAAAGAAGATAAAGAAAATTCGCTTTTACTACAATCTAAATTTGAACTTGTAATACTTGATGAAGCACATATGGTATCAAATGCTCAAGCTCAAAGAACAAAACTTATAAATGATTTTACAAAAAATATAAAAAGAGTTTGGTTACTTACAGGCACACCAATGACTTCAAGACCAATTAATTACTATAACTTATTAAATATTATTGAAAGTCCTGTGGCACAAAACTGGATGGCCTATGCTATTCGTTACTGTCAAGGTTTTCAGTTTAGAGCTGGTAATAGAAAAGTTTGGAATGTGACTGGAGCGTCAAACCTAGAAGAATTAAGAGATAGAACATCAAAACAAATTTTAAGAAGATTGAAGGAAAATGTTTTAGATTTACCAGATAAAATAATCACACCAGTCTATTTAAGAACAACATCAAAAGAATATAAAGATTTAATGGGTGAATACTATGAGTGGTTAGAAAATAAAAAAGAAGAATCATCATCACTCACAGTACAATTTTCAAAACTGATGAAAGTAAGAAAGGTAATTGCAAACGAGAAAGTAAAAGAAACTATTGAGTTTGTACAGAACATTATAGATCAGGGAAAAAAAGTAATCATTTTTACAAACTTTACCGACACATTACAACTAATACATAGTCACTTTGGTAAAGAATCTGTTTATTTAGATGGTAGTTGTAATAAAGTGCAAAGACAATATGCTGTTGACCAATTCCAGGAAAATGAAAAAATTAAAGTTTTTGTTGGAAACTTAAAAGCGGCCGGTGTTGGACTTACTTTAACTGCTGCTGAAGTCGTAATTATGAATGACTTATCTTTTGTACCAGCCGAACACGCACAAGCTGAAGATAGGGCATATAGATATGGTCAAAAAAATAATGTACTTGTTTATTATCCGATATTTGAAAATACAATAGAAGGTGTTATATACGACATATTAAATAATAAGAAGAAGGTAATTGGTACCGTGATGGGTGATGAGTTACAAGAATCTGGAGATGTTGTTGAAGAAATTTTAAATTTAATTAATAAAAAAATGTAGTTTTAAATTTTTGATATATTTATTAAATAAATTATTATGAATAGTAGAAGTCAAACCAAAATTAGAAAAATACAACAAATAAATTTGTTAGCCGAAGAACGGTATTTAAAAACTAAAGGGTTGTTATATGAAGGACCTCAAGAAGATATTTTAAAATGTTTTACAGATAATGGCGTTGACCAAACTATGATTCCACCCAGTTGTACTGAAACAAAGTTTGATATTACGGCTTGTTCTGCTGCTTTACCAGGTGTAATAGAAAAAATACCAGAAGATAAAAAAGAAAAAATAAAAACTTGTTTAATGAATTTAGCAACAATCAACATTGATTTTGGAGACATTCAAAAAACAATACAGAAAGGAATTGAGATTGGTACAGACATTTTAAAAGGTACCGGTATTAAATTTTAAGATATTTTAAAATTATTTAAACCACCCCTTCTAATCGGAGGGGTTTTTTGTTTTATAATGTATTTATAAAATATGGAAGTTTCTGTTAAATGTAAAAATTGTGATTTGGATGACAAAGATTTGGATCTTTACAAAAGATTTATTAAATTTTTAAATAAAGAATACCCTGTCAAAACAAAAATTGATATAATTTTTACTGGTGAAAGATATGGTAGTATGTCAACCGGCAGTAGAACAAGTAACAATGAATTAAAAATCTTAACCAAAGGAAGACTTAATCGTGATATAATGAGAACTTTAGCTCACGAATGGGTACACGAGTGGCAACACTCAACAAAAGGAATGGAAAGAGGGCCAGACATTGGTGGGCCAAACGAAGATGAGGCAAACGCGGAAGCCGGATCTGTTATTAAAAAATTTGAAAAGAAGCACCCAGAAAAAGAAAAAACAATATACGAGTCTTTAACAAACAAAGTTAATTTACTTAACGAACAAATAATTTTAGAGGAAAAAAAATCAATAAGAAAAGAATTTTTGATGGAGATGAAAAAAATTGGTATTGATAAATTACCATATTCATATTCAGCTTTAAAACAATTTGTTGACCCAGAGACAATGGATATTCATTACAATAAACATTACAAGGGTTATGTAAAAAAATTAAATGACGCACTTTCTAAAAAAAAGTATAAAGATGTTGAACTAGAAGAAATTGTACAATCAATTAGTAAATACGACACAAAAATAAGAAATAATGCTGGTGGTGCTTTTAACCACGCATTATTCTGGAAAATGTTATCACCAAACAAACAATTACCAAAAGGTGAAATTTTAGAAAAAATAAATAAACAATTTGGTAATATAAAAAAAATGAAAGACGAATTTAATCTTGTTGCTGAAGATAGATTTGGATCTGGTTGGGTTTGGTTAGTTATAACAAAAACAAACAGATTAAAAATTATGTCGACACCAAACCAAGATAATCCACTTATGAATATCGTAGAAGGAGGTGGTTATCCACTTTTGGGTCTTGATGTTTGGGAACACGCTTATTATTTAAAATATCAAAACAAAAGAGACCAATATATTAAAAATTTTTGGAATCACGTAAATTGGGAATTTGTAAATGAGCTGTATTTAAATAGAACTAAATAAACAGATATTTATAAAGAAAAAACTATGTCTGTAATTTCTGAACCCGAAAGAACAAAGTTGTTCACAAAAGTACGTCACCTATTAGGAGCACCGCTTAGGTCTGTTGAATTGGAAGACGAACAAATGGATACGTTACTTGAGTTTTCAATTGACGAATACTCACAGTATGTCCAAGATTGGTTAATTGAATCACAATGGACATCTCTTTATAATTTGAATATTGAAACACAATCTTTAGCAAAAGCATTTATTACAAAAAGTTTAGATTACGAAACTCGTTATACCTATGCCTATTCTAAAATTGTTGGGCTACAAGCTGGTGGGGAATGGGAACTTAAAAAAGATTATATCCAGTTAGTACCCAATCAACAAATTTATGAAATTCCAGCAAATAGAGAAATTAATGAATTACTATGGTTTAGCCCCCCAACACTAAATAACACAATGTTTGATCCGTGGTCATTTGGTTCACTAGGATATGGTGGTGGTCTTGGTGGTGGAGGTGGTTTAGCACAAATGGGTGGTAATATGGCTGGTTCATATTTTATGATGCCAGCGTTTGATATGTTATTAAGAATGCAAGAAATTAATATTCAGAGAAGAATTATTGCTGGTGATTTAACATATAGAATAACAGCACTACCTGGTGGTAAAAAAGCGATACATTTAATGAATACCCCTGGAGGTAAGTTTGATTTTGGTAACGGAACAATGACTAAAGGTAAAGTGTGGTATTGGTATTATGACACAACTAATGGTGGTAAGGACGATTGTTTAAAAGAAAACCCAGATATAATTACATTACCATCTGATGTACCATTTGATAAAATGAATTGGGACGAGTTAAATAACCCAGCCCAAGTTTGGGTTAGAAGAT